CAAGGAAAGACGAATACTTCTGATAGTCAAGTATCCCAGCGGTAGAGAGCTTTACAACGCCCATTGCGTAGCCCTCCTAAGCGGTTATCTCAGAACCAAATGCGCTAAATGTCAGGTCGGCAGATGAGGCATAGACCCTGAATACATCTGTTGCATCTAGGGTAAGCCCAAGTGTCAAGGTTGTGGAGTCAGACGCACCGACTGTTACATCGTAGGCAAGGTAGTGTGAGTTGGCGGTTGCAGTCCCAGCAGGGGCAACTGAAAGCCTGTATGTTGCATCAGAAGCCGAGCGGTTGCAAACGATTAGTGATGACAGCACCGCCTCAGTTGCAGAAGGGACAGTATAAAGGTCTGTCTCGGTAGTTGCACTCGGTGCTGATTGACCGAGGATTTTGTAAGCGGTTGCCAATTTATGCTCCCATCAAAAGAAATACGCTTGGGGTTGGGTCAGTAGTAATTGTAGCCCATGAAGCTGCTGTTCCGTCAGTAGTCAGGTACTTGCCGTCATTTCCGGTTTGACTTGGCAGAGCATCTACCTCTCCCCAAGAAAGCGCAGTCCCGTCTGTTGTCAGATACTTGTCTGCGTTACCAGACTGGGAAGGAATCTCAGAGTCGGCACTAAACCATGACGAGCCATCATATAGCTCAAGAGTGTTGGTGTCCTTTAGATAGGTTGCCATACCCTCAGTTGGGGTTCCAATTGCAGATGAGCGGGCTGAGGAGTCATCAAACACCATGACGGATTGCTCCATCAAGTAGCCGTTCATATTCGCAGCGGTAAGAACCTCACCAGCTGTAAAAACTTTGTAGCCTAGACCAGCCATTATTCTCCTAGGTGCTAAGTAAGCACATTCGTTGTATCTAGCTTACCAAATACTGCGTCATCGAGTACAAGCACAGTTTGCGTGACTTCGCGGAATTTCATGTTTATAAAATGCTCAGTATTGGTAATTGTGTGTTCTAAATGATTGATTTCTCCATATCTAACGATAGGGTCACCAATCTTATTTGGCGTAAATTGCACTTCTGCTGTGCTACCCACATCAAGCGCCAAGACATCATTTTGTTGTGACGCACTAAGTCTGTGCATTGGTATTTCTAGCGATTCAATGCGGTACTGCGGGTTTGAGTACTGCACAAGGAAGTCAACAGCGTATTGTGCCGCCTGAGTATCTGATGTCCCGAGGAGGTCTGTAACCGAATACGCGGACTTACCGTAAGCTGCTTGCGAATTTAGCTCTTGGGCAACTACAGTTCCGCCGCCATCATTTGCAATAATTGCCTCGTTGTAAAGCAATTCGGAACCGAATGACACCTGTACATTTGAAAAACGAATACCGCTTGTGTTGCTGAATACAACTGATGTGGTTGGGTCGTAAAAGCTTAGCTTGTCTCGGAATGTAAGAAGTCCGCTCTTAGAAATAAAGAACAGTCCCGGCTCTGTCTCAGCGACTTTTTGCAAATAACTGAGTGCGTTAGTGCCGTCCTCGATGGCTTGTGTTCCTACTAAGGACTTACCTGTTTCAATGTCGCGCAGAGCAACGGGCCAATCAACTTCAGGCGCATCTAGAATCGCCTCAATTCTCTCACCTGTGTATTGTTGAGTAGGTGTTTGGGCCTCTAAAGCAATACCATTCAGGAAACCAAGGTCATCATTACAAATTGCTGTAGCAACCGAATCATCATCCGGCAAATAATCAAAATTCCAGTCATTCACATAACCAAAGAAGATGAGTTCGTTGTTTGAGAATACCTTGATAGCTCTTCTTGGGATTATGTTGCCGTAAAAAGGTGACTCAGGATAAACGGGGTCGAAGGCTCTGTCGTGATTGTTTAGTTCTACTACTGCTGCGCCAGCAGGAAACTCAGTAAAAAGACCAGTTCTTCCCCTGTTGATGTTGATTGTTCTTACCCTGTCAGTAATGTCAAAGAACACCAAGGGGCCACCGATTGTATAGACAGTATTGTTCAGAACACCTTTGACTGCATCATCAAGGGTAAAGAAGGGCGCTAGGTTTGACTCGGTTAGGTCAAAACCAATTTCGACTCTGGGTGTAGGTATCGTCATAGTACCGAGAACTTCAGTGAGCTGCCTCCATTGACCGCACCGTACTTCTTCAGGCTAGATACGATTGCTTCACCCGCCTGAGTACCCTGTGTGCGACCATTGGCGTTTACGGATAGATTGATTACAGTTTGCGAAGCTTTCTTATCTGCTGCAAGCAAGCCCTGCATTGTCGGAGTCAAAGGAGCCTTCGGTTGAGCAAAAGCTTGTTCTAATTCAGAGACATGTTTCATGCCTGCGGATTCAAAGCCAGTTTGCTTTACTGTCTTTACTGCTTCGGCTGTAGCTTTAGTGCTTTTTTCTACAGTCTTTGTAGTTTCCTTTATAGTTTCGCCAACTTCTTCTACAACCTGAGCGACTTCTTCAATGGCTTCAACAATAGCTTCTGTAGCGGCTGCGGGGGCGGTTCCGCCAGCAGCAATAGGATACTCTTCTTTGACTGCTGCCTTGGCTGCTTCCATTTCATTTAGGATGCGCTGTAGCTCAGCCTTAGCTTCTTCTATTCTGTCATTGATGGCTGCAAGTACCGCATCCATTGCCGACTCAAGCTCGGTGCTAAATACCAGCTCAAAAGCCGAAGCTAGGATACTGGCCTGCTCCTCTAGAGCAGTTTGCTCTGCTGCAATACCTTCTACAATTCCATTAGTTAGGTCAATGCCAGCACCGTACATAACCTGTGCGGTTTCTTCACCAAGTTCAGCACCAAGACTATTGAGTTCGTCAAACAGCCCGTTTAGCTCAGTAATGCTCTCTGAGCCGCCATCTACAAGCGCCTGAGCAGTTTCCCCACCAGCCTCTACTCCGGCCTCTACGAGCTGGTTGAAGAGCTGTGGGTCTAGTCCTAGCTCCCTTAGTGTCTTGAGGTTTTGTATAAACAGTCTGGTCTTAGCAACAATGTCTCTAAATCCATCAATAACTGAACCCGCAGTAGCCATTGGCTCTACGACATCTCGCATAATGGTTACGCGGAACTCTTTTAGGTCGCGGCCCGCTAGGACGGTTTCTGCAATGACATCAGTGGCCTTGACCTTTTCTGCCGCAGCCTGAGCCTTTGAGAAGATAGATGTGATGTTTGCAGCGCCTACTGTGGCAGCCTTGACATCCCCAATGAGAGCCTCGGCCAGCGAGCGCCGCTTTGCAAACTCGTCACGCTGACGCTGAATATCTGCAAGCTTGCTTAGCTCGCGGCGTGCGTAGTCAACAAGGTAGTTATAGCTTTCTCTGAAGTCTTCTCCGAGTGCGCGTAGCGTTCCCTTGAGCTGGCTCTCAATGCTTTCTAGGCTGCTAATTGCCTGTTGCTCGAAGCGACCAATCTCACGCTCGGTAGTTGGCAGGACGGAGAAAGTCTCAAAGAAGTCCTCGAAGGCCTGCCCTGTTGAACGAACCGTATCTGCTGCCGAAGTATATGTTGATTCAAGGTCAGAGATTGCAGTTTTTTGATTTTCAATCTCAAGTTCGTATTCTTTGTCAATGCGGTCAAGCTCTGCCTGTAGTGCATCTGCCAGCTCTTTGATACCTGCGGCTGTAGTGTTGAAAGCTTCTTGTAGCCTTCCAACTTCAGAAATGCCCTTATCAACAATTGCAGCAAATACTTCTTCCCAGCCTTCGCCAGACAGAATTGAAGAGATAAGGCCCTCTGTGGCCCCCATCGTCTCTAGCCTTACACGCGCAGCTTGCTTGGCTATCTCGTCTTCAAGGGCTGCGTAGAAATCACCTACATAATCTTTGATTTCTTGTTCAGTGCCTTTGCCGCCAGCGCCTTCACCATCACCGCCGAGGTCAAGTTGTACATAAGGCGTAACACTTGTTTGTAGCTCTTTGAGGTGTGCCATTCCAGCGGCAGCGAAGCCTGCTACAGCAGTGTTGGTATTCTTAGCTTGTGCCTCTAGGCGAGCTAGTTCTTCTCTGACCTTCTTTAGTTCTGGGCGGTATGTATCTGCAATGTAGGTAGATACGCCAGCCATCTTTTCAACAAGGTCTTCTTCTTGCGCCTTGAGTTCTTTGATGCGGTCAATGCGGATGCGCTGCTCAGAATCAATCTTCTGCTCAGCTTCAACACCCTTCTTTAGCCTGTCAACATAATCCCCCATAAGCGGGACAAGAAGTGCAATTCCGGCGGCGATAGCACCGAAGATGTTGGCTTTTGTCGCAGCGTTTAGAGCGACTGTAGCTCCGGTTGCTCTAACTGTAGCAGCCTTGAAAATTTCCATGGCAGCGGCAGCCACATAGGTTGCCTTGCTAGCTGCTTTGAAAGCAATGAAAGCTGCGACCATGCGAGTAATTGCAACAGCATTTTGCCCAATAAACAAAGCCATAGAGCTGGCGGCCTTGATAACCTCAGCCATTGCAGTAGCCGTCTCCATGACAGCCTCTTTAAGTCCATCGGTGTCAGAGAGAAGGTCTTTGGTCTTTACCGCTAGGTCTTCAAATACAGTAACCAGAGTCGGGGTCAGGTCTTCGACAACTGGGACAAGTTGCTCTGCTAGTTCAGCGATGACACCAAGAAGCGGAGTACCTGCTGTTTGCAGCATGTTGTTTATGGATGCTTGCAGTCTTTCCTGCTCTACAGCAAGAGTTCCTGATTGGCGCTGGAAGGCTCCCTGTGCATCTGTGGCTCGCTCAAAGAGCAAGTTGAGACGAATCTGCTGCTCAGCTAGACGACGCTCTGCACCCTCAAGATGGTTCAAGCCCTGAGCGGCAAGCTCTGCGTTGATTTCGGATTGCTTCATAGCAACACCGAACTTCTCGATTGGGTCGTACTCGCCTCGGAAGAGGGCGGTCATACCCAAGAGGGCTTCTTGCACATCGTAGCCGTAAGTAAGGGCTAGGTCAGCACCAAGGGTCACAAGTCTTTCTGTCTGCTCGGCAGTCTCATCAATACTGAATCCAGACTGCTTTAGAACCGAACCGAGGAAGACCGAAGCCTTGGCAGCTTCAGCCTGCGAAAGACCCATTTGGTAAGCGCCAGCACTGAACTCGTTGATTTTCGGAGCAAGACCACCGAATACTGTGTCAACAGCAGCAAGGTTTCTTTCTAGGTCACGAGCTTGAGTAACAGCATCGGCAGTAACCGAGGTGAATGTCTGCCAACCTTTAGCAAGCGCAAGGCCAGCACCAGCCTTGAGGGCTGTAGTGCTAAGTCTGTTGACCGTATCGCCAAGCCCCTGTAGCTGCTTCTGGGCCTGCTTTAGACCATCTCCCTTGAAGCCAGCTAGGAGTGTTACAACAATTGGCTGCTTTGCCATTAGTTAGCCTCTCTCAGCCCTCTGTTGACCTGAGTAATCATGTAGTCAAGTGTGCGGCTCATTTCGGCGCGTGCGGCAGGCAGCGCCTTCTCTGCTGAAGGATAGACGATACGCGATGCTCTGTTGCCTATCGTGGTATCTAGGTTTTGAATAAACTTGCGGCTTCCCACCTTGCTAATCTTGTGCGACCTCGTGCCTGACTTTGAGCGTGAGTAAGGATAAATCCTTGTGCGTGGCTCTGAGGCCGTCTTGCGGTTTGATTTACCCGCCATGTCAGCAATGACTGTAGCTGGCGAGCCGACTGTAATCTTGCTGATTGCCATTCCTTGTTTGCGTGTTGAGATACGCGGCATGCTGATAATGGCTGATGTGGCAGGCTTGCCTGTTCCCCATGTCAAACGACCCGGGACTGGCCCTTTTCTGAATCCGCGCATGCTGCCTTCTCTTCCAAGACGATTTGCGCGTATGCCGCTCTTGATTTCATCCTGTACTTCGCTACCAATTTCTCGAAAGCGCCTTCTGAATTGCTTGCGAGTTTCATCATTGATTTTAGATAGCTCTGTCAATACTTTTTGCAAGTCTGTAATTTCTACAACAGCCTGCTCACCCCTCTGAACAGCTCTGCTGCTGTATCCCCTGTTAGCAGCGCTTGTGGTTCGGTAAGTGATTACCTTATAAGAAGGAAACTCGTCCATTAGCACCGCCTGTCATCTACAAGTTTAGCGTAATAAGAAGCCGCCCCCGAAGGAGCGGCCTCTTACGACTTTGGCTGGTTTTTAGCCACTAGCCAGCGGTACATAGTCCACAGCATGCGGTCATCCAGCTCCATTAGCTCTCTAGGAGAAATCCCGGTTTCACAGGCTAGGCCTGCGATGTACCAGTGAGCTGAAGAATCTCCCAGACCCCTTATTTTGGGTCTTTTTCGGAGTCTCCAACTCCGGCAACAGTTGAAAGCCAGTCTTCGTAGCCTTTATCTGTTCCCTTGGTGCGCTTCTCAGAGTGCCAAGCAAGGTAGAGCAAGTGGCTCAGCTTACTTTCGTCTCCAAGTCGGGCAACTGAAACATTGAACTTTTCCTCGAAAGCAACGAGGTCAGCAGCGTTTGCAGTTATCTCCTTCGAAGTACCATCTTCGAACTGAATTTGTAGGTTGATTCTCATTTATTTATCCTTATGCGGTTGCGTAAGAAACTTCGCCGCTTGTTGGGAAGGTAACCGAGAAGGTTGATAGGTCACCAACAGCACCAGCAATAGGGGTGAAGCTGTTAACCAGTACCTCTGCGGTGTACTCAGGGGTCGTTGCAGAAGCGGCGGTTCCGTTAGCAGCAATGATAGTTACAGTGCCGATGGTTCCAACCAAGTCCTGCATAAGAGCGGAAACTCCGCCTGCACCAAAGTCGTTGTGGAAGTCAAGCGATACAGAACCGCTCTTTAGGCCACCAACTACCTCAGTCCAGCCGTTTGAGCCAAAGTCAGTGGTGTCAACCTCAGCTGCGTTGATTACAAGCTCAGCACGAGCAACAGAGCTGCTGATGTCCGAGCCATTGAAGGTAACGGATGTACCTTGAATAACATATTTCGCCAATTTATTCTCCTAGTTCGCATAAACGGCTACCTGAAAATCGGCAGCCAGATATGTTTGGTCATTCAGTTGTAGAGAGCCAATGCTCGTAACACCTGTAACTCTACAGTCGTAGGCAGTTCCGCTCAAGCTCTTATCCGATTCTACCGCACTTTTGACACCATCAGAAGCGCAGTAAGTATTCAATCGGCGCTGTGCTTCTCGCTCAGCAGCACGCCCGACAATAACCATTACATTGAAGTTATACACGACTAAAGCGTTCTTGAAGGCTTGGTCGTAGTCAATGTTCTCAAGGGCAACAACAGCGATTGGCGGTGAGGGATTGTCGGGAATCTCTGCCGCGGTACGCAACCCACTGATGGTAGCTAAGTTAGTAGCTATCGCATTTCGCATAGCTGTAATGTCTGCCATTAGGCAACCTTTAGCTTGACATAAGGCTCTAGCAAGGCAGCAACATCGGGGTCGACCCTGCTGACTCGCATAACTCCAATGTCACCGAATCCTGCCACTCCAAGAGGTGAGTCATAGCGCTTGAACTGGCGCATTGCCGAGATGATGCAGGCTTGCTTGATTGCATCCGGTGTAGTTGCCGAGTATCCAAACGAACCTGTCACTTGCACGCTGGCCTCGTGGCTGATGCCATAGTTCGGGAACTCTGGGAACAGGTAGTCACCTACTGCGCGGATGCGGGTGTAAGGCGTAGATAGCCCGCTGCCCATTGAGTTCAGAGGCTCTAGCTGGTAGTCGGTTGATGTCCATGTCACATCAAAGGCCCCATCGCCATCTGAAGAGGTCTTGAGGCTTGTCAGGGAGATAAGGTCATCAATCTCGCAGAGTTGAGCTGACTGAGGGGTAAAGATTCGAGTTGCGGTTGTTGGGTAGAAAACACGCTCGCAGTAACCGTCAATCTGGCGAGAAGCTGCGCTCACGCTCAGTTCCAGCAGAGTGTCATCAACCGAATCAGTGATTCTAAGCGCTGCCTTTATTTCGGCTAGAGAGCAGTAGCCATTGGTGATTGCCATAAAAACTCCTTATTCCCCTATTCTATCGCGAGCGCGTTCTTTCAATTCAGTAGTGCTGATGCCGTCTGTGTAGGGGATGTATAAAAGCATGATGTGATTCTGGTCTAGCCAGTCTTGGTCAAACATCATCTGCTTGTAATAGTCCTTACGCGCCCAGTCGCTACCGATAGCAACAATGTCTGGCTGCACATCTAGGATTGTGGGTCTTGAGTCTTTTCCCCACTTGTTAGGCACTACCTCATCAACCCATCTGCAAGACTCTAGGACGGCCTTACGCTCACTATAAGACATCCAAGGGTATTTACCTTTATATAGGTGTATAAACTCGTCTGTGTTCAAGCTGACTGTTACTGAGCCTATCTCTGAGCATCGTTTCAGGAAGTTCACATGTCCAGCGTGAAAAAGGTCAAATGTGCCACCTGTATAGACTTTCAATCCCATCTATTCTTTCTCCTGACAGCTAATGACCAGCCGATTTCTCTTGTGTCTTCTGCGACCTTCTTATTTGTAAATAAAGATTGATTTGCAGCAAAAGTAAGGCGATTGCGCTCACCGTAGCCTTCTTTCAGGGTTGATGAATTGTTGTGATGAACTAATGCTTCGATTCTGTTGAACTTTACTCCTAGCTTATTCATCCGCCACTCGTATTCGTCATCGTCAAAGTAGATAGGGTGAAACGCTTCGTCCCATAGACCTGCCTTCAGGATAGCTCCCTCACCCGGTACGACACAGCTCCACTGCGGGTGTACATCAACAAAGTTGAAAGCTTCTGTATCTACTTCCTCGGCTATTTTCTTTAGCGCACCCGGCTCAAAGTAGCTGTCATCGTTTGGTATCACCCAGTAAGGCGCAAACGGCGTAGATTTGATAATCAGATTCCAAGCCCCATTAGCTCCGAGGCCATGCGGCAAACGAATAGTCCAAAGCTCTTTCACATACTCATTGACCTCAGGTATCCATGCTTTCTTTCCTGAGTTATCAACTATCACAACCTTCTCAACAGGGTAATCAATGCTGTCAAGTAACCGCTGTGCTAAATCAA